ACTGGCATAGTATTGAATTTAAAAGGTCGTGCTAACAAACTAAAATATCAAGTTGCAATGGATGTATTGAATGGTGTTGAAGTTGAACCAAAATACATTGGCGACAACAATCCATATATCAATAAAGCAGAAATGGTTCCAACTGAAGATTTGAAACCTGCTCCTGCAAGAAGTGTATACTTACCTGATAGAAGCGAAGTACAAAATAGTTTCTATAGTCCCTTAGTTCCACATCCTGATGAAGAACAACGTGCACAAGGTAAAAAAGTGCATATGGTGTTTAGAAAATACAAAAATGGTGTAATCAGCTATGAAGTATTAGGACCATTAGAGCAAAAAGCTCATGGTGAGAAAGTTAACAAATATGGTCAAACAGTTCCTGAAATCATCAAATGGATTGATCCAAGAACTGGTGAGCAATTGTGTATGCGTGAAGATGGTACATTAACACCACAAGGTAGACGCTTGCGCGGTATGATGCAAACATTTAAAGTTAATCGTTCAAATCAGTGGGAAACCTGGATCGACAGAGAATTTATTAGTTTAGATGATTCAGCTAGAAACAATCCCTGGGATTTGGGAGACATTAAATGATTGACAAACTAACAGGTCGTGGCAAGATCATTAGATCAAGTGAAGCCAACAACCCAGACTTTCGCAATAGAGAAATTGAAAAAGCAGTTGAAGAAAACAAAGTAAAAGACACATTAATTATGCAAAAAGTAAATTTTGCACATCGTGAAGCTTTCAAAGAAAAGTTTCCTGGACAAATCGAACATTGCATGAGATTAACTGCTGAACGTTTGCAAAGTTTGTTAACAAGCAAGCCCGAAGATATGCGCAATACAATGACTTGGGATGGCTCACCAGATGAGATCAAATCATTGTGTGATGCATTGTATCATTTGAGCATTATGAATCAACATTATCCAGTTGAGGAGAAAGAATGAATATCAGTTGCGATGAAGAATCAGCATTTGATGTAGAAATTAACTTTGATCCATATAAGTTAATTTATCATGTGCTTTTTACATTAAACCATGATGAGACTGGCATACATAAAATCAAGTATAAATTGTCTGAAGATGATGCACAGTTATTAAGAGATTATTTAAATTCTAAAATAAGATGATAGGTACTGAAACTTTGATGTCTAGGGCATTGAGGTATGCAGTTGATGAAAACAATCTCACTATTGATAGTTTATTGACTATCCCAGGTCCACTAAAACAAAAATTAGAGGATCTGGCAATATCTATTGCAGATGATATGGTTTACAATCAACTCAAATACTTTAGACCATTCGAACATCAATTAAAATTCTTTAAGACTGGCGATAGTGAACGTCGTGGTATACTTGCCGCTAATCGTATTGGCAAAACAGTTTCAACTTGCTTTGAAACAGCTTATCATTTAACGGGACTATATCCAGATTGGTGGGAAGGTTATCGTTTTGATAAACCCATTACATGTATGGTAGCTGGTGAGGGTTGGAGTCAAGTTGCACTTGTACTACAGAATGAATTATTAGGAACACAAGATGTCAAGATCACAGATAATTTGGGCACAGGTGCTATACCTCGGGATTGCATCGTTACTGATACCATGCGTAATGATGGCGCTAATTGTATCGGCGTTGAAATACGTCATATATCAGGTGCTAACAGTTATTTACTATTTGCTAACTACACTCAAGAGGTTAGACAATTACAAGGTTTCAAACTTAACTTGGCTGTTTTTGACGAACAACCACCTGATGACTTTTTTAGTGAGATTGTTACCAGAACTGCAACAACGCAGGGAAAAGTCTTATGTTCATTTACACCATTAAAAGGTTTGAATGGATTGGTTAGTAAGTTTTGGAACAAAGAAGAAGGTTATGAATTCATAAGAGTAAGTTGGGATGATTGCCCAGAATACGACCCATGGGGAATGCCTTTCTTGTTAATGGAAACACGTAGACAATTAGAACGTGATTACTTACCACATGAACGTGATGCACGTATTGCAGGTAAACCTGTCATGGGTAAAGGTGCAGTATTTCAAATTCGTCAATGGCCCACTTATAAGACTGGTGAACATAACTTTGCAGAAATGCCAAACATTCAACGTATCATTGCACTTGACTTAGGATTAGTCAATGACAAAACTGTAATCAGTTTAATGTATTGGGAGCCCTACGAACGCACTGCATACTTACATAAACAATTAGTTGTTCAAGGTGTAGAAGAAGCAGTACCAACACAATATGTTAATCATTTGTTAAGACCAGAAGTATTTGGTACACCCATTGTGTTGCCTCCTGATGCAAGCACACAAGGTCGTTATACAATGAGTAGTAGTTCAATACGTGAGTTATTTGAAAGTTATGAATTAAATGTTTATGAAAAAGCAATTATGAATCCACCTGATAGTGAAGGGCGTGTAACAAATCATAAAGCATATGGTATCAATCAAATGCGACAAATGTTAGAAGTTGGATCATTAATGATCAATGAGAATTGCACAAACTTTTTAAGTGAAGCACAAAACTATTTCGTAGATGAAAAGGGTAGGTTCAGTGATCCAGACGATTGCATCGATAGTTGTCGTTATGCATTGCTTGGTTGCTTGAATGGTATAGCAGAGCCCTGGGATAACAGAACACCTGCGCAACGCATGCGTGCCCAACGTGATCGTTATGTACAAAGAACAGATTTTAATAAACCCGCCTGGAAAAAGGCATACGACCCAAGCTAAGGAGAAAAATATGAGTAAAGGAAGTAGTAGAAGACCAACCGATCAACAAAAATACAATGATAACTGGGACGCCATATTCGGCAAGAAGCCCAAGGAACAACCCCCTTCGCAAAAAGATAAATAACATATAAACAAGGGTTTTCCAACATGCTGGATATCAAAAACATACCGATAGATAACATCAATAAAAATAAAGCCATTAACGCACGATTCGTACAATTAAAGAATCAAATGGACGTCAAGATGGCAAGCTACCTAAGATATTTGGGGACTAAAAATGCGGTTAATAGGGCCTCTGACTACCACTACTTGTGCCTTGCTGTTACTGATAGTACTGCCCCTGTCAATGGTATTGATTACATACATCCTAGCGTTAAGCCTGTCGTAGACTATGCTACTGCTGTTATTGCTAAAGGTCTTATGCCAAATGGTGAGATCAATTTTGAGTTTGTAGCTCAAGATGAGAATGATGAAGAAGCGTCAAGACAAGCAACTGAAATGGTTAAAAAGATAGTTAACCAAATGAATGATCCACACTTTATTTTAGAGCGTTGGGTTATGGATGCTAACATGCACAAAAATGGTATGATGATGATTAAACCAGTGCGTGAACAAATCACACGTTATGTTGAAACTGAAGGAACACTAGACCAACTAAAAGCTTTTGAACAACAAGCGTCTGAGGGTGGATTAACCGCATTACGTCAAAGTCGTAGACGTATTCATGTTGACATACAAAAAGTTACACAAGAAGTGCAACAACAATTAAGTCAAATGAATCAACATCATGCCGGTAATATTATCAATGATTACATTAGTAAATTACAAGAAGGTGATGAAAATCCAATTGAAGGTATGGCACCCAATCTAGAAGGTCTACAAGGATCTTTGCAACAAGATGAACAAGATATATTAGATTCAGCAGTTAATCGCAATACAACTTATAGAGCAAAATACAAATTAACAGGTTATGGATTGAACATTAAGTTTCATCCCATAGCACAACACTATTGGATTTGTGATCCAACAGTTCCCGAAATGAAAGATCAACCATTCTGCGGATTCTATGATCCAATGACAATTCAAGAAGTATGTGAATTGTATCCTGGCGTTGATCTAGCTGAGATTGAAGTTCATGCTCAGTATAATATGAATGGTGCTTATCAAGCAGGTTCAGTATTGAATAACTTAGCTATTCATGCACGTGATAGCGTACCTGTTATGGGTATTCCTGTTAGTAGTGCAGCAAGTGCTGATCCAGATAGTAGAATGGTAAGTGTTGTTACAGTTTGGAATCGTTTTGATATCGACGGTGATGGTGAAATGGAATTAATTGAAATTGTATATACAGGTAGTTATATCATTTCAGCTAAAGAAGTTGAATTCATTCCAGTTGCTAATATGTGTCCCAAGCCCCTACCGGGGAACTTCTATGGTATGAGTATTGCTGAAAGTGTAATACCTATGCAAGAATACAACACATCCGCCGCACGTGCTGAGATACAATTAGGCTTATTAACTGCAACACCTAGAATTGGTGTTAAACCAGATCGTGTCGATTTCGAAATGATGCAAGACGGAGAAGCAGCAATATTCATCTTAGATAGCAAATTCGACCCTGCAAAGGATATCTACCAGATGCCTCCTCCAAGCGGCAATTTGCAATTCTTAGAAGTTGCAATGAATCGTATCCAACAGGATACAATGGCAATGGTTGGAATGACCACTCCACAAGATGTGTTTAATCCAGAAGTAATGGCACCTGGAAATTCAGGTGTCAAATTACAAATGGCATTATCACCAAACCAAATCATTCAAGACAATACAGTTCGCAATGCGGCTGAAGGATTGAAAGAAGCATTATGGTTAGTATGGCGTACATTGATTCAATATGGTGATGATTATGGCGTTAAAAAATTAGCACAACAAAGTCACCCAGATAAAAAAGCTGTGTTCTTAGATTATCAAGCTTGGGACGATATGAATTTCTGTGATAGAAAACAAATTCATACTGAATTGGCTTTAGGTATGAACAGTGAAGAAAATGCATTAGGTCGCTTGCAAATCATACAGAAATGCCAAAATGATTTAGCAGCTACAGTTTCTAATTTTGTTGCACAAGGTATATTGACACCTAGCTATTACAAGAAAATTAAGAAACCATTTGCAGATACATTGTATGTACTTGGTATCAAAGACTGTGATGTTTACTTACCAACTGATGATGAAGTTGCACAAATGATTAAACAAGGTCAACAAGCTGCTCAACAAAAACAACCAAGTGCACAAGATCAAAGAGATTTAAGTTCTGCTCAATTGAATCAAACAAGAGCAAAACAAATCGATGCAGAAATAAACGGACAAGATGCAAGAAGTCAATTAGACTATATGTCAGTGGCTCAGAATCATCCAAAAGTTTATTCGTAAAATAATAGTATAAATAAAGAATATGATAGAACAGAATAGCGTAGAATTTTTTAATAACAGATTGACTTACAACTTTAATGATCTAAAAAACTTGTCACCAAGTCAAAAAGATCAAGTAAGACATTATGGAAGTCAGGCTGAAGCATTATTAAAAAATCGTGATTTAGCAATGTTTATACATCATTTTAAATTCGAATTAGCCGATGAGTTAATCGATAGCAATGGGTATAATGAAGAAAGTAATAACGAGAAGATTGCAATTGCACATCAGCTCAAAGGTATAGACAAGTTTATCAACAGTTTGAAAAGAGCTGTTGTATTGAAAAATCGTGTAGGTAACTCAACAATTGAGCCCGAACAAAATTAAGGAAAAATTAAATGGAACAAACGATCAGCCCTAACACTACAAGTGCGGCCACTGAACAAAGCGCGGTACCGAGTATGGACTCAATAGCAGCCAAAATGACCGCAATGCGTGCCGAAGCACAAGCATTACGTAATCAACAAGCTACTACTGTACCTGCCGCAACAGGTCAAGATGAATCGGCAGAAACATCAAGCCCTGTGGCACCCAGCGAAGAAGCTGAAGCCGAAGTTGCTGATACCAGTGACGAATATATTGATGATGCAAATCAAGAAACAGATACCCCTGAAGAGGTAAGTACTGGTAGTACTGATTCTACAGCAGATGAACTAATTGATTTTATTGAATTCGCAGAAACTAATCCGAACGCTAAGTTCAAGTTTATGCGCAATGGTAAAGAAGTAGTGATTGATGCTAAGAAAGCAAGTTCAATATTGGGTCAAGGAGCAGCAATAAGCGAAGATGCACGCCAACTTAAAGTTGAACGAGCCGAATTTGATGAATATCTAAAGGAAACTCGTGCACGACAAGAAGGTTTGACTCTTGCAATGGAATTTACTATTCAACCAAAATTGCAAAGTGCGTATGATGAAATTGTTAAAACACAAAATTATCAAACAACTTTTCAACAACAGTTTAATAGTACAAATGACCCTGCAGTACGTGCGAGAATTCAGGCGAGTATGGCTCAAAACGAGCAATACATTCGTCAACAACAAGATATTATAGGTCAATTAAAACCTGCAGTCGATGAATTCAGACAAATACGCAGTCAGCAAGTAAGCCAAGGTTTAGAACAGTCACGTAAAAATTTCAAAGATAAAGAATTGAGAAATCAATTTGTTTACAATGAAGTTCGTGATAAAGTTTCAAAATTATGGCCAGATGCAAATGGTGAATTAATTCCAGGCATTAAGAATCTTGATCTAATTTCAAGTGATGAAAACTTATTAAGTTTAATCAGAGATGGATTAAAATTCAGAGATAAACCAACTACAAAGAGTGCAGGAAATAGTTTAGCAGTATTAACTCAAAGACGAGCAAATACAACTAGTCAGCGTGGTACTGATGACAGTATTGAAAAACTTCGCCAACAAGCCAAAGCCGGTGATAAAAAAGCCGGAGACAATCTTTTGATGGCACAACTAAGTAGGTTGCGACAATCAAGAGGTGGTAGATAAAATAGCCTAATTACATTTTAAGGAGAATATTATGGCAGAAATTACAACCAGTCAAATTGGTAACGGTACAACAGCTTATGGTTCTGATATCGTTGTTAAAGACTTAGATTTAGATGTTAGTAATCGTGTAAAAGACGATACGCCTGTATTAAACATGGCAATGAGCAAAAAGCGTAAAGTTAACTCAACTTTACCATTGTGGACAGATGATATCTATCGTTTGCCTGCAGTTCAAGCTCAAGTTGAAGGTGCTGCAGTTAACACAACTCAAGCAGAATCAAATCAACGTTACAACTTAGGTAACTACACACAAATTTTCAGTACAGTTATTGCTGCATCTGGAACAGCTCGTGCAGTTATGCAAGCTGGTGGAGATCCTCAAGCATATCAAGAAGTCAAGCAATTGATCGAATTGATGTTTGACGTTGAGCAACAATTGGTTCGTGCTGACCAAATCGGTACAAAATATGCTGGTCAAACAGGTTCAGCAAGTGGTTTGCCTTCTGGTCAAACTGGTCGCCGTATGGGTTCATTAGCAGCTTTTGCTGGTACACAGTCATTCAATACAGATACAGGTACTGTGACTGATTTGAATACATGGACTAACAATGAGTCTACTGATAGCGCAAGCGAAGCAACTAATGCATTCAACATTTCAGCAAATGGTTCACAGTACTACACAGGTACATTTGTTAATCAATACTTCTCACCAGCTTTATATAAGCAATTGGTAACAGTAGCTGAACAACGTTACAATGCTAAAATTCGTACAATCGTATGTCCAGTTAGCTTACGTACTAGCTTGAGCGATAACATTGCTCAATCACGTGGTATCAATCGTGTTAATTCTGAGCGTGGTGACACAATCGGAACATACGAAGGTGACTTCAATTACACTTATGAAATCTTTGATTCTTGGATCATGGATCAATCAGGTGTTGCTAATAGCGTTTACTTCTTGAATGAAGACGTTATTCAGTGGGGTGGCTTACGTGATTTAGGACCTAACAATGAAGTATTCAGTAATGCTGATGCATCATTGGATCAATTTATACTTGAAGGAACATTGATCGTACGTAACCCAGCTGGTGTTGCTTTATTGAACAACATCGCTGCAGGAACAACTCAGCAAGCAAGCTTGCCAGGTGCACGTCCTTCAGTATTGGTTTCTCGTACAAACCAAGGCGCAGGCAGCACTTATTGATCTTAACTAAGATTAATAACACAAAAGGCTCTTCGGAGCCTTTTTTCTTTTGATAAATACTCTTATGAGCGACTATAACAACCCCGAATATTTAGATAACACCGATCCAGAAAAGAATCATGACTATTGGAGACAAGATCATGGAGGCATGGTAACGAATCACAATGGAGTAGCTGATAAATTATTAAAGAATAATGATTTATACAACTCTATGAAAGGTGATTGGAAACGCACTGATTATAACAAAGGTAAAAATATCAAAGTTACAACAGGACGTGAAGATGGTAAGTTTTACATTCAACGTGAGCAAAATAATACTGATGCTATCATGCAACATGTGAAAGAATACAGAGCCGCAGCAGAAGCCGGTATACCAGATCCAATGGCGCCATTGATGCCAGATGGTACATTAGGTTGGAAATGGATGGAACTTCCTTTAGTGATAAGTATTCGTATTAGTGATGAATATTTCGGTGGTATGCCCTGGCATGCACTTAAAAACGACAGAACATTAAAAGCACAATTTTATATGGTAGTACAAAGAGAATACCCACAGTATATCTGCTACCCAGGTGGTAAATTACCCATACCAGTACCGGCAAGTTATCCAACAAAAACTGGTCAACAAAAATACTTTAAAGGCCATTAAACATGTTTGTAATCCCATCAGCAGACGACCTAGTAACTTTTATACAAGACTTTACTGGTTCAACTAATACAGCCGAAATACAAAAATGTATTTTTATGGCGGAACTTTCAATGCGTAATATTGAATTGCCTGCATTGCGTTGTGATCCATATGATCCAGTTAACATTGGCGTAGCAGATCAAAATGGACGTATACCAATTCCTGGCGACATGAACAAGCCCATATTGTTCTTTAAACAAGGTAGTCAATTCAATGCAAGTGGTACTGGTGGCGGTACAGTTGGTGTGTCACAAATTACATTGTCAATATTACCACAACAAAGCTTAAGCGTAGGTATGATTGTTGCTGGTGTAGGTATTGCAACAGGTGCAACCATTGTTAGTTTTGTATCAAGTTATGTAATCAATATCAGTGCAGCCAATACAAGTACATTTAGTAACGAAAAAATCTATTTTAGTACAACTGGTAATGCAAGTAGTCAAACAGGTCCATGGATTGTTTATGATCGCATTGGTGATCGTGATATCATTACACAAAGTATGATTGCACAATTGTATTTGCAACCAGTTAACGTACCAGCAGTTATTCGTGGTAAGTTCAGTGAAGTTGGTCAGAAGTATGAATTTTTACCATATATCGCTGAAGGTGATCTAATTAACATGTACTACTACAAAGCATGGCCTTTGTTGTTTAGTCCTACAGATACATCAGGTGTAACAGTTCAAAATAACGCAGTTCTTGCAACATGGCCAGAAGGTTATGTGTATGCAACATTGCGTGAATATTACATCAAACGTCACAATGATCAAGATGCACAAGTTTATCAAGCTAAATTTAATGAGGCATGGCAAACAGTTGAAGATCAAAACAATCTTGGTAAATGGAGTGGTGGACACACAAGATTAACAAGTGTATGGCAACCTAGACAATATCGCCAATACAACATTAAGTAAGGACACCTAGAATGTCTACATCAAGTTTATACTCATTTACAGATAATGTAAGTGTTTCAAGTAATAATTACACTACATTATACAACACTACAACAGGTAATGTTGTAACTGAAAATGTACCTGATAGAAATTTTACTACATTATATACACAACAAAGTGATATAAATCCTACGTATGCATATGGTAATTCTAACGTAGAAGCATTCTTAAATGTTGGTAGTGATATTGGTGGCAATCAAGTTCAAAACATAGTAATGTATGGTAGCTTAAATGTAGGTGGTCAAACTAATTTGGGCCCAGTTAGCAATGTACATATTAGTGGTGGAACAAATGGTTATGTATTAGCTACCAATGGAAGTGGTACTTTAGCATGGGTACCAGCAAGTGGATCGAGTGGTGGCAATTCAACTCCATATATACATTTTGATGTAGTATCAAATGGTAACAATCAAACATTTACAAATAGTTATTTGTTTGAGTTTGCAAATGCAAATGTTGTTAGTTTATTTAAGAATGGCGTTAATATTGAACCATTCTATTATACATTATCAGGTGATGTATTAACAGTTAATCTTTTATTAAGTGCAGGCGACACAATTGATGTATTAGCCTCAAGTAGTGGCACAGGAGGCGGTAGTCAATTACCGGGTGGTTATGATACAGATGT